GAGAGATAGAAGAAGATTATAAAACTAAATATGAAATTACTAAAGACAACCACATGGCGGAGCTATGGAGAATACGTGAAGAAGCTTCTAAAAAAGGACGACCATTAGTTAGACTTAGAGCTGAGGAGTTGAGAGGTAAACTTATGGGATATTATGTTGATAAAAAACAGACCCTAAACGTTAATAAAACCTTAGGTGATTTAAGTGAGGAGGAGCTTATGCAAAAACAAAGAGATATATTAGAACAATATTCTAGTTTCATTGATCTTAAAGAACCTGAAAAAAAAGTAGTAGAAGCTGAGATACGGGGAGATAGGAAAGCCGCTAGATATAAAGAGGGTTTTGACTTAGCAATAAAACAGCTCAGGGAAAATGGTATTAACAATCCTGAAGCTGAACGTTTAAGAAAGATTGCAGAAGAACCCACAGAAAATGATTCAGAGCTTATTGAATACAATAAACGTAGAGAAAAGGAGAGACGTAATGGAAAAAAAAACTGATGTTCTAACTTACATAAATAAAATGAAAGAAATGTATGAGGGGGAGAAAATAAGCCCAAAGAAAGATAATATAAGGAGTATGGTCAAGATGGCTGTAGAAAATAGTCCAACCGCTGTAAGTAAAGCACCTCAAGGGTCTAAACAACACCGGCTGGACATAACTAAACATATAGAGGAAACAGTTAATAAGTTTGAAGATGATGGTAGGCCATTAATTAAAAAATTTAAAAATGATGATTCTAGTACTTATTTATCTGCTCAGAAGCCTGTTATGGACACGTGGGATCTATTAAAAAAATCAGCTCAGGTATCTGCCGCTAAAGGAGACTTCACAGAAATAAGAGATATAAAACAAACCCTTAGAGAACAGTATGCAAAGAATGGTGGAGAATGGATGTCAGATGATGAAAAAAAATTAATAAATAAATATAAAACACCTGAACCAATAGAAATAAATTTAGAAAATATAAGTAGAGGACGACTGATGCTGGAACAAATAAATGAAGAAAACAAACGTCTAGAAGAACAAAAGAAAAAAATTTTTGAAAAAAATATGAGTCATGAAAATATTAGTGGCTTAGCCTACCTATTAAACACTAAAGAGTAATCTATAAGTACCTAAGTTCTATTAAGGTACCCTACACGTTAGTTTTAAAACTAAATCCAAGTTCATTGTGGTACCTCTATCGAAGTGAGCGACCGAAGGGAGCGAACAGATGTGAGTCAATCTGACTCGTTATTTTAGACTCAATCTAAGCACACTTGCACACCAAGAATCTTGATTTGTTCTGATTTTATTGACATAATAAATACTTGAGAAAGTTAGCTTAGAATGTATATAACTCGTACGTTTGGTAAGTGTAGAAAGCATAGGGCGGTTAGCTCAGTTGGTAGAGCATCTCGTTTACACCGACTTAGTCCATTGTTTTTTTCCCTTGATAAACCTAACGTTTTATAAATACAACCACATCAAAGCACACTCTAAGCACACTTTCGCACAAAAACGAAAGGAAGAAAGCTATGAGTACAATAAGAAAGCAAGTAGGTAAGTGGAACGCAATAGTGCGTGTTCAAGGACATCCATACATAAGCAAAACGTTTGTAAGTAAGACTGATGCAACACGTTGGGCAAACTTAACGGAAGTCAAGTTAAGACGTGAAGATAGCGGAATTGCTAAGATTAAATTCCCTAAGTTTGAGGACGTAGCTAGACGTTATATTGAAGAAATATCTATAACTAAGAAATGTTATAATGATGAAAGGTCTAAGATATTACAGTTCATCAAGGAAGCATGGGCGGTTTATCCGATCAATAGGATAATGCCACACACAATTAATAAGTGGAAAGAACATGCTCTTAAGACATTAGCTGGAGGATCGGTAAATAGAAAGCTAGACGTTATATCTTCTATGTATACTACCTTTAAAAGGGAGTGGGGTTATCCTGTAGATAATCCTGTTCTACAAATAAGACGACCTAAGAAAAGTGAACCTAGAGATAGACGTTTAAGTAATGCAGAAATAGATAAATTATTAAAGGGCAATAGAACAAGTCCAATGATGAAATCTATTATTGAAATATCTTTAGAAACAGGGATGAGATTATCAGAAATACTACGTGCAGATCACGATAGGATTGAGGGTAATACATTGGTCATACCAATAGCTAAGACTAAGCCTAGAGTTATACCATTAACAAATAAAGCTCTTAAATTGTTAAAGGATGCTGAGCTACCATTTAAAATAAGTAAATGGCAAGTAAGCAAACTGTTCAGAATACTTTGTACGGGTTATGGGATTAAAGGAGCTGTGTTTCATGATTGCAGAAGAAATGCCCTAACAAACTTCATGAAAGATAAAGGATTAAATGTTCCAGAAACAATGAAGATTGCTGGACATACAGACCCTAGAATGTTGCTAAGGATATATAACAACTTAGAAGCCCATCATGTGGCGGCTAGATTAAATAAGTCTTAACGTATTATTCTATGCAAATGAGACTGTGAGATTGTAATATATTATTATTAGTCTCATAGTTTCATGAGTATAGGTTGAGACTGATTGAGACTGTCAGGGTACTGTGCCCACGACCAAGTCTATTTACCCACGACCATACATATAAACACACAAATAAAACTGAGCCAAACTCACGGTGTTTTAACTGTTCCATGATCCATGTTCACTTAAATAAATGAGTCTTTATGCCATGTTCCATGAACCAAGAATTAGTGAATTATTTTCTTGATCCTACATAACTAAATCAGTAAATACTTTACACATTAATAATACTCATTGGACACAACCAATTAAAAAAATCGAAACATTAATCAAGAACAAATAACCATGAACCACGAAACTAGGTCGATACTATTAGTTATTTGTTTTTGGGAATCCCATCTTATATAACACTCACATCTAATAGTAATACATTAACAATCCCACGTTAGTTCGACCGCTGGCGTGGGGTTAGTATTTTAAGGAAGTACTACTATTATGAAACAAACAATCAAAGACGAAATAAATAAGCTGTATAGTTTATTTAAAGCACCGCCTAAACTAGACGTTAAAAGTACACAACAACATCTGGATACTTTTACCTATAGGACGGTTAGCAAAGAAGCAATCACACCATTAAAACGTGCAGTTAATGAAATTAAACAAAGCGGTAAATGCGCTTGGTGTGGAGCAAGTAAAGATAAAGTTCAGAACGGTCTTACAGACGAACTAAGCAAAAAAGAATATCAAATATCTGCTTTATGTAAGCCCTGTCAGGATAAGGTTTTTAATAAGGTGAAGTATGAACGCATTATTAATAACGATCCCCTGTTAAAGACAGCCCCTTTAATCAAAAGGCAAAGAATATGGGGAGCTGAATAAATAATGCCAACTAACAAACGTCAATGGATGAGAGAGTATATGCGTAAAGCTAGAAAGCTAGGCAAGATTATTCATTGGCGGGAGTATCAAAAGAAAAAACAACAAATGGAGAAAAAAAATGTACGACCAAATAGATAAGAAACTTGAGGGTCTTGGTACCCTAGAGGAAGCTAAACGTTTAGCTAACTTAGAACTTGCTGATTTTGATGTAATGCAAAACTTGGCAGATACAATCAGAGAAGATTTTGAAAGAGAGAAAAAATCAGGACAATCTTTTATTGATTGGTTAAAGTCTAAACCTACTGAATATTACAAACGTATTGAGTTAAAAGATGGTGGAAAAGTAATATTATTTTCAGACTATTTTAAATCTAAAGAGCCTAAGATTAAAGACATAGACTTAGCAAGTCATTTCAAGTTCGGAAAGACTATAGCATCATTAACAGATGCTGAGAGGGAAGTTGTTAACCAGCTTCTGAGAATGTCATTAGGTAAAAAGGATTAGCCATGAATAGTATTACATTAGATAACATTAAAACGTTTAGAGACAAATACAACATGGCATTGATTCCATGTACTGGTAAGAAGCCTGAGTTTGTATGGACAGGAGAATATAAATCAGATGGTAAAAAAGAATATAAATGGAAAACAAATGCTACTGAGGATGAGTTACTTAAAGCTGAACGTATAGCTTTAATTCATAGACCACAAACAAAAGGGATTTCAGATAAAGCAAATTTTCTGACAATAGATTTTGATTGCAAAGAATTTATTGCAAATAAATTTAGTCCCGTGTTCCCTGATACGTTTACCATTGGCAAGGAACATAACGGCAGTATAAGAACAACACACTTAGAATATGAAATAGATCCTAAGGATAAGCCAAGACATATACCTGAGTATGAGGGAGTCATAGAAGCTCTTGGTTCAACTTGTTCAGTAATTGCTGGGGTAGATAGACACATAATATTTGATAGAGCGCCTACAAGACTCTCTAAAGCTGAATTAGAGCGTGTTTTAGAGCTAGTTAAGGTTGTCAACTTCTTTCGTGAATGTGTAAAAGTTTTTCCACCAAAAGGAAAAAAGCAAAGAGATAAGTTTCATTTACGTTTAGCTGGAGCATTACTTGATACTGAGCTGTCAACTAAAGTCAAACAGAAGATGGTGAAACAACTATGTAGAATTACAAAAGATGAAGATGAGTTAGATAATAGAGTTAATAAAATAGAATACGTAGAAAAAAAACCTGAGGGTGCTTATAGAATAAAAGGTTTATGTGAATTTGCTGGAGTAGATCATACCAGCCCATTAGCAAAAGCATTTGATGAATTAAAACCAACAGCCGGTGAAGATGAAGATAAAGAAAAAACTAAACCACAGGGTTTGACTACCTTAACGTTAGATCAATTCATTGAGAGAAATTATCCTCCTATTGAATATTACATGTACCCAATCATTAGTACTGAATGTTTAGGAATGATATTTGCACTTCCGGGGAAAGGAAAAACATTATTTGCTATGGAGTTAGCTTGGCGTATCAGTCAAGGCATAGACTTCATGCATTGGAAATATAATTATTTTATGGATCCACCTCCAACACTATACGTAGAGGGAGAAATGTCAGCTAAACAAATCCAAGATAGAATTGTTGCTATGACTGAGAGAGATAAAGATAAAATAAAAGACCTTAAAAATTTTCGTATTGCTGTACTTAAAGAGCAACCTAACGAAAGTTATCAAAAGCTTAAAACAGATGAGGGCAGACTAAACGTAGAGTTAGCTGCGGACGCTATATATAAAGAGACAGGAAAAAAACCTATAATCTTTCTAGACAACATCCGCTTCTTAATGGGGAACTTTAATGAGAAAGAGGGTCAAGAATGGATAGACTTTGTTTTATGGTTAGCCACGTTAAGAGCTAAAGGTTATTCAACTTATTTTCTACATCATGCAGTTAATACAGGAGAGAAAGCTAGTGGCTCAGGTTATCAAGACAGTAATCTAGACGTTAGTATTAAATTGTCAGACCCCGCTGAGTATCGGGATGCTAAATATAGTGCAGATCATTTTACACAGATTCAATTTGAATTTAAGAAGATGAGAGAGAATGTTATAGGCCAGATGATGCCACATATAATGGTGGTAGATAAAGATAAAGGTTCTTGGTCAAAGGTGCCTGTACTAAATAAAACTGAACGTATTATTAAATCATTACTAGATGATGGTAAGGGAGCTAAAGATATTATTTCTGATAAAGAGGGAATGTCTAAAGCTAACGTCCACAAAGTAATCAATAAATTAAAAGGAGCAGATGATGGAACTAATAAACAAACCATTAACGGAAAAGCAAAAGAAGTTTGCTGAAATATATTGTAGCTCTAAAGGTTTACTATCAAACCAAGAGTGCGCAACAGAAGCTGGATATTCTAAAGAGTCAGCGTATGCACGTGCTCATGAGTTGCTAAACCCTAAGATATGTCCACACGTAGTTAAATATATTAGAGAGATAGAAGAAGATTATAAAACTAAATATGAAATTACTAAAGACAACCACAT